GATTGTTGCATCCTTTAGTCCTGCTACATAAGCTTTAGAACTATTAGAGAATGCTGAAACCTCTGCTACATCTGCAGTTCTTGAAACAGCAACATCTGTTAAAACATCAGAGATATCTCTTAAAGTTCCACCAGAGTCATCTATTTTAAAAGCTGCATTCTTTCCATGTGTAAATGTTGGCATTTATCTTTCTCCTATTTTCCTTAATTTATTTATGTGCAAATCCTATAGCTGCAGTTATAGAGCCTGTTCCACCAAAAGTTAGAACTGCTCTTGCATACTGATTAGGATTAGTTGCACTTGTTATAAGCTCAGAAGTAGTTCCTGTTGCTTGAGTAAAAGTTATATAATCACTCCAAACAGCTTCATCTGTGCTTGTTTGTATTTTAACATCTAATGTTGGGCTTCCAGAACTTACTGTACAATGTAGAACTCCTGCACCACCATTAGTTCCTGCAGCTCCAAAATCAACTGATGCTTCATTTGAGCTACCTGTTACAGCAGTTGGAGTAAGTAAAGACTTACCATTATAAGCATCTCCATCAAATTGAAATGCTACTGCTACTGCAACAACTGATCCTACATCTGCACTTCTATCATAAGAAGTTGCTATTGTGTTTCCAAAAGATACAGCATTCCCTCTGGTATATCCAATAGGTGCTAATGAGAATGCTGCACCAAATCCTCCTAGCTGAGATAAAAACTCAGCATCTGCATCAGGATCTGAACTTTCAAAATAACCTGAAAGTGAAACTGTGCCATCTTTAAGTCCTGCAACATAAGTCTTACCTGCACTTATGCCACCAGAAAAAGTAGAAGTTTCAGCTACATCTGCTGTTAATGATAAAGCTGCATCTGTTAATGTTGTTGAAAGATTAGTATCATCTAATAAAACTACAGCATTTTTTCCATGATTAAAAGTTGGCATTATTCTTCTTCCTCTTTACTCATTTTACTATCAAACTTAACTGCTGCATTATTCTTGATTAATGCTTTAGCTATATTATCTGGGAGTTCTAAAACTTCTCCTGCTTCTACTCTTTTATCTTTTTTATTTAGTGAAAAATCACTACCTATTAAAATCTTTACTTTCATTAAGCTATTACCTCTACATTAAAAGTTACACCTAAGAAACTTGTTCCCTGTGTAACTTCATATTCTCCATAATCAGTTGCACTTACTACTCTAACAGACATAGCTGCACCTCCCAAAGTTGGATCACTCTCTATTGCTGCTTTAACTGAAGTAGCTCCAGATGAAGCTAAATAGCCATCTACAGCATCCTGAGAGAGCTGTGCATCTACTCTTGATATATATACTATAACAGGAATTTCATAGGTATCAGCACCTCTTGCCATTGTTGAATCATAATTAAGTGAATTAATTGGAGCTACTAAAGCTATAGGTGGCTCAATCCAATCTGGAACATACTCATAAGCAGTTAATCCTGATATTGTTTCTAAATTTGCTTTTAAACCATCTCTAATTGAAGTTAATAAAGCCATTATTTAACACTCCTAGCTATATCTCTTGCAATTAATCTTAACATCTCATCCCCTCTTTTCTTAATCATCTTCTGGTTTTCAAATACAGTTCCTCCAATAAATGGTTTCATTTTTAAACCTCTTTTTGATATTGCTCTAGCAACTAAGAAAGCACTCATTTTTGGAGTTCCTTTATTTGCCCATTTATATAAACTTGTTCCTTTTTTATATGGAGGAAAGAATGGTTTAGTTTTTTTAACAGGTCTAAAACTTCTAAATATTGGCTCTCCATGAATAAACTTAGAATATTCACTAAAAGATTGTAATACTATACCCTCAGACATTCTTAAAGCATTAGTTTCTCCAAGTTTATTTACTTTTATATTTCTCCTAGTATTACCTGTGTTTTTATTACCTCTACCTTTTTGTGATCTAGGAGATGGTGGTAAAGAAAGTCTATCTTGTGCTTCCTCTTTTAAATCTTTACCTAATTTATTAAAATAATCTACTGATCTCTTGTTCCAGATAGATTGATTGTTAATTGATCTAGATAGATCTAAAGCTCCATTTAAAGTTAATTTCATACACCATACTGTCTTTGGTTATTGATTGCAGTTAAACCTGTGTATGGTCTGCCTGAAGCTAATGTGATTGTTGTTTTCTTAAATTTCTTACAAAGTGTTTTAACATCTGGATCTAGTTCTGATAAAAATATAACAGGAGCTTGTCCTGTTTCAGGATTACCACTAAATCCCATTGGAGAGTTCTTTCTCTGCCAAAATCTTGCTGATTGAATTAATGCAGCTTGAGTAATTGCTTCTGGTATATAGCTTCCTGCATTATGTTGATCTGGAAATCCAAATGTTGCAGTTACTTTTAAACCTTTAGGAAAGTGAGTTGGTAATACTTTTCCTCCATTTTCAATAGCCATAACTATTTTATAAAATGGCATTGTTGGAATTACTTTATCTGCATTTAGTGGATATAAATAAAAATCTGTGTTTAATACTAGAGTCTGGTCATCTGTTCCATCCTCATTAAGTGTTTTAACTACTAATCCTGTAGTTGTTGCTATATCATCAACAAAAGCATAATCAGCAAACTCACAATCATAATATCTATCTTGTGTTGTTTCTGTTTGAATAAACTCTCTACCACAGAAATCATCAATGGCTCTACAAGCAGCATTTATAGCAATATCAATGTTATCATCTTGTGCTGTTCCACTAAGTCCAAGCCAAGTCTTAACATCTGCTTTATCTACATACTGAGTATGAGCCATTTAATTATTTATCCTCTTCTGGTTTTACAGCTTTATTTTCTACTTTTTTCTTTGAAGTTTTTTTCTTAGGTTTTTCTAATTTAACATCAGGAATTGGATCTCCCATACCTGCAACTAAAACACTAGCAACAAATGGAGACTTTTCTCCCTG